ATTCGGGAGGCGCATCCGCTTAAAGAGGAGCTCACTAACCTGCTTAGGTGATCCTGCGTTGATGTTGTAGCCAACTAGCTCGTTAATTTCTGACCCAATCTCCGCCTTCATGTCTGCGAAGTAGACCTCGTTCTCGTCTAGTCGTTCGGGGTCGGTGCAGATTCCGGCTTCTTCGACTTCAGTGAGCATCTCACTCGCAGGTAGGAGTGTTCTGGTGTAGAGCTTTTCGAGTGCTGAGTCACTTCTAACACGGTTACGTAGTATTGGCCTGATTTGAGCGGTGTTCGAGGTATCAATCGCTTGATACTCTGCCAGAATTTGCGGTGGTACCAGTTCATAGGATGAATCCTTATTAGGTAAATAGGGTTTGATCATGTATTTGTAATCAGGGGCGCTGAGCACGTCACATGACACTGTTTCCAGATCGTGAATCCCTCCCAATTCGTCCAGGGTATACGACATGAGCATTGTGTCGTCGTCAACGTGAGCTTTAATTCCCGCTGCTCTAAGGAACTTAACATCAAACTTTCCGTTGTGCCAGCACCACTGTATAGTTGACGCTTCCAAGTGAGGCCTAAGAAGCGGTAGGTGATGAGGATAGAAGCAATAACTGATTCCGAGGTCATTCCTGGGGGTAATGCCAATCGATAGGATGCGGTCGTTGATGTGACTGAAACCAGTCGTTTCAATATCTGCCGTAAGCTCATTGCTGCTCCAGGTTAGAAATTCAAAGAGGGCATCGACGTAGCCTTGGGTTACATCGTCAGGGATAATTCGTACGTCTGCCTTCAAGTGGGGTCTAGGGCTGCCCCCTAGCCCGAGCTCCATAGCGTATTGGATGTCCTCGCGCCATTCGCGAAATGAGCCCGTCCCCTTCATCAGCGCAGCTACATGTATCACTGGCATGATCCCGAGCTCTGCGAGGTATGACTCAATAAGGCGGCCACGAATCTTTGTGATCTTGAGATCCCAGATGCCTGTAAGGGATCGTACTGCGGAGTTACCCATCGCTACGATGAGCCGGTGTGGGTATGCTTCAATCTTCTGCAGGAGACGATCACGGCAGCTATATGCTGCGGCTTGCATCCGTCTTGTCCCTTCTGTGCCTTCTTTTAACACACGTGCAGGATAACACTCCATTGCATTGAGGACATATACACTTCCATCGTCGGGAACGAACTTATGAAAGACCTTACCCGTGGGGCCTATTAACGGTTCTCCATCACGTACCTCGTCTAAGCCTGGTGACTCAGCAACGAAGACAATGGGAGATGCAGGATCCCCCTTCGAGCCTACCTTCGGCCCCCCGAAGGGGCAATCATCGCATACATCTTGAGGAGCATGGTCACATATGTAGCGGAGCTCTTCAGCTGACGAGTTCATGCATATGCTCCACGTTACGAATCACTGGGCCATCGGGGTGTGTGCGTTGCCAATAGTTACCACGATGCATATGTACATATGCAGAGGTTGTAGATAGATCTACTCTAGCAAACCCCATTACAAGGGGATTAGCGGAATCGATTCCCATAACTCCAGGCAGCTTTGTGCATCTTAGGTCATCCGAGAGATATGCAGACATACCAAGGAGGTGCATCTTAGGATCCTCGCACTTGGCATTAATGTACTGGATGATAGGGATACGCGAACCTTCTTGATTAGCTATCCAGCGAGGAATCCCCCAGTAGTCGACATCACCATTGGGGACTTCAAGGTAATCGCGAAGCCAGTCAACACACTGTACTAGCTCCGCCGCGTTAGATCCTTGTGGGACCTTCATTAAGGGGAAGCCGCAGTTACGCAGAAGCGACGCGTGCTCCATCACTAGTTTCTGCGTAAGTTGAAAGTCACCTAGTACATCTGGTATCATGATGCAGTTAGCCTCTACCAGATTTGCGGCCTCAATGACTTTGCCGGGTGGAAGTGGCTGGTAGAGCTCGACTACGCTATTGTCCATGATGATGAAGCGTTCTTCAGGATAGAAGTCCTCCATGACTCCTATATGGTCCATTAAGTCGATGTATCCTCGTGGGTACTCAAGAACATCGTGCGCTAGCAATAGGAGGTAGTTGCCTAGGATTTCTTTCTCATGCAACTGTTCCAGTAAAGTAAGTGGTGCAATCGGTGAGTATCTAGCCATCTTTAGGGCCCTTTCTTATGCGATTCTATTATCTCTATTATATAGGAACCCTATTGGGGTCATCAAGTGATGTCAAGTGATCCGCCCCGATTAGCCCTTACGGAACTTTGCCGTCTCCATGAGGTCGCGTGTCAAGAACATGTAGGGACGTACTACGGTGCATAGTTCACCACCTCCCTCCGATCCCACTCGGAACTGCGTTCCTTCGGGGAGCGTAATCTCGTTCCAGTTATCATCCATCACCCTTATGAATTCGTGGAGCCGGCGTTTCTGCTTGATGACCGACCAGAGGCAGATGATACCGTTGATTCCTCGAGCTGTGCGATCTTGTCCTGGTCCCTCACGGGTGATAAGTATCAGCACTACGATGAATACAAAACCAAGTAGTTCCAAAATGTGCAGTACAAAGTCCATCACGATCTTCTCCTTAGCTCAACGAGCCGATAAAATTCTTCGCGCGCCTCGACCTTATCAGTGAACACCCCCTGAACGGAAGATGTCAAGGTCTGCGTCTGTCCTGTAGCTTCCTCGACACCACGAGCAGCCATGCATCCATGTTCAGCGGATATGACACACATCACGCCTAAAGCGTCGAGGTGATGTGCAAGTATTGCAGTGACAGAGTGAGTTATGTCCTCTTGTAACGAGGGCATTACGTGAGAGAGCCCATACACAAGGCGTGAGAGCTTCGATATGCCCACGACGCGGTCTTTAGGGATGTACCCGACGTGGGCCGTCCCCAGCACCGGTAATAGATGGTGGGCACATACCGCTCTGTAGGGGATCCCAGCTTGTACGATCATGGCTCTATCGTAGATATCCTCGGAGGCCCCTTTCAAAGGAAATGTGACTCCAAGGTCATCCTGGGGATTGTAGGGGACTATATAACTCTCCAGGTACTTCAGCCATCGTTCGGGAGTCCCCTTGAAGTTCACCTCCTCGAGGTCAATTCCCATGTCCTTCAGGATCACCCTCATGTAGGCGTGTCTTTGTACTCCTTTTACCTGTTCTTCTGTGACACTCATACTACACTCCTCGGTCTGCTTCGGGCCACAATAAGACATGTTGCTGACATCCTATATGGACCTTCTCAGTAAAAAATTCCCCACCTTGCGCGAGCCCTAGCATCATCTGCGCAAGGGCTTGTTCGTTCTGTAGTACCGCGGCAATACGTTCCTGGGGGCCCGTAGTATCTATCGGAGTTCCTGCGGTGAAGTAGAATGAGTCGTAGAACACCGTTGGGAGGGCTGCGTATACTTCCAGTGCGTATTTGAAGTCCGCTTCATCGAAGACTACGACCTTGATACATACCCGGAAGCTACGCTTAGGGCTACGGCGCCCTAACCAATTATATAGGTCCTCTATCTCGACGATATTACCGCTGGAGGGGCCTTTGGGTGAGAACGTGATTACATCTGTGGTCTCAAGCCAGCTCGGGAAGAATTGTCCTTGGGTCTCTACTGCTACTTTCATCCCAGCCATGTTTAGGTGTATCACGAGTGGGCCAAGCTCTTCCTGTATACACGGGTCACCGCCTGTTAGGGTAACATAAGGCGCAGGTGCTAGGCTTTTGATGTACTCCAGGATCTCCATTGTGGTCATCAGTGTACGATTCTTCTTGACCTCCTCAGGCAGTACCGCATGCATACTGTCACAATTATGTACTATAAACCCCTCTGCTACGTAGCTCCCTGCTTCTGTGGTTAGGTCGTACACGTGACGCAATTCTGTGTCTGGTACTATGTGTGCGGGGGCATGGGGAATGGCTTGTCTTCCTATGTATTCAGGATACTTCCGGTGTAGTATGGGGCAACAGTAGGTGAGAAGTCGAACCCAATCTTTAAGGCGGAATTCTACAACGCCTCTACCTGTATCCCTCACCGTCCATCCTATACCTACAATGCTCAGGTGCGCCTTTAGTTCGTCAATCTTGTCTTGGTTCACACGAGCAGACTGGCTGATTGTATAGGCTGTGTTAGACTTTGCCATACATCCCTCAGCATCAAAAAAGCCCGCAACCCATCCCCTGCTAAAATCTATGTCAGTAGGTATCCTTGGTGGGGACAGCTTTTGACGAAGTTTATCAGCTATTCCTTTACGGTTCGTGTGTAGTTTGTGAATAAGTGACCCACTACGGGCTGTATATGTTCTACGTGCTACATGAATTTCTAGTTCCTGTAGTATTTCTTGAGAAAGGTCGATAATTTCTACATCCTTGCTATCTATATCGAGTCTAGTCCCCTGATTACTAGATTTGGAGTATGATCCATCGCCAGCGATCATTCCTGCCAGCCATCCCATTCGCCAGTGACGATTTTGAACACCTTGCGGCACGTAGTATACATCCATCTCCTGGATCAACTCTTGTACTTCACGCCAAGCGAGGTTAGTATATATTCGATGGTTGGGAGTACATACTAGGGAATTGGTAGAATTCTCGACCTCTACTACCTCCTGCATGCCGTTATCATGTGTATCTGTAACTTCTGTAGATTGTAGCCGACTGTTGTGTTTACCATGTACTAGCGCCATCACATAGTCACCAGCCACAACGTCCTGTATAGGCTTCTGTGACCAATCAGCCATCAATACGTGGCTATTTTCAGCCACGCACCAGGTACATCGCAGCCCACACCCACCGAGGCGTAGGAAGTGTGTCACGGTCCCCGACATTAGCCCCTCACCTTGTATGGTGGGGCCAAAGCACTCGATCACTTGGAACTTGTGTTCCTTACTCACTGGGTGCTCCTAAGAGTACGGCGGCATCGTAGATACGTGTACTGATGTTCATCAGGCCTTGAAGTTTGGGCCACTCCTTATGGGAACCAGCTATAGGACCCGATACTTCTACGGCCATGAAGTCGGGCTTCAGCTTGTCGATCTCCTGCTCAATCTGTAGCTGGATTTCCTGCAGGAACAATGCTGTGGTCTTGTCGCTCATGTTGGCTCCTTAATTAGCCACCCATCTTTTAATGGGAGCTTGAAATAGTTGGATGAAAGCATCGTTATAACTACGACTCCACCCTGTGTGCCTGCCTCTTTGTATTTGAGGCGCTCCTCCTTACTACGCTTGTCGTTCCATTTCTCCATTACCGTGTTGATAGAGGTCTGATCTGCGAGAGTAAATGCTACATCTCCATCAGCCATTACACAGCATGCTATCTTCATCGTCTTGTTCTTAGCTACCATAGTGTGAACCTTGGGTACTAGGATACCCCTTTTGGCCTGCTATAACCCACTGCTCGCGAGACCACTCGACCATAGCGCTATTCGAGGGTGTTTCCCAGACACGGACGCTGCGACAGAAGACTCTCGGCTTGTAACCGTTCTCTTCTATCCAGACTTCGTTTATCCACCAGAATAGGTACTCTGCTAGGCCTTCACATCCAGTCTTTGTGACCTCTCTAACTTGTGCCAAGCCTTTACGGTTAAGTTCTCTAAAGAACTCGAGTTCAGGATCATCCTGAGCAACCAGCAGAGTATGATCGAAGTACTCGTCAAGGAAATCTCTGAGAGTACTAAACCCTCCGAAGTCGCAAACCCAATTCCGTACGTCCAACGTTTCGGACTCGAACTCAAAATCGAAGGCGAGACTGTAACCGTGAATGAATCGGCAGTGAGAGTCTGCCTTGTGCTGACGATATGCGACACTGTATCCTCGCGAGTGGTCATATCTCTTAGTCGATACATACATGATCGATTCGCTCCTTAACGTTCTCGTAGCTGATGAATGGATCTGTGAAGGGCCATTCAAGGTCCTTGAACTCAGGTTTCTCCCTAAGCCGAGCATAGAGTTTATAGGTGTTGCGCACCATTAGCTCCTGGATATCGATATTAAGCACGTCCATGAGCCGTGTCATGTACCACAGTACATCGCCAAGTTCCTCAACGAGGAGTTCCTCACGCCCACTCTCTGCCAGTATACGGCGAAACTCGTTGTAGTTATTGAACCCAGATACGCGCACGATCTTCTTGACCTGATCGACGAATTCGCCTGTCTCTCCTGCGAGGCCTAGAGCGAGGTACGCTATCTCCCCACTGTCGTTATGCCCAGCGTGCTTGTACCACGAAGTGTCCTTCAGGAACTGCATGTACTGTTCTGCCGTTTGTGGAGCAATAATCATAAGTGCATCTCCACTGGTTCTTGTTCATACGCTGTAGGATCTGTTACTCCTGCATCTCTGAACCCCTCTCTACGACTACGGCATGTTGGGCACATACCACAGTGGTGGACGCCCCCCTCGTAGCACGACCATGTTAGCTCGAAGGGCGCAAATAACTCCTCTCCTCGCCTGATGACTTGCGCTTTGTTCATGAACATTAGAGGAGTGTACAGTCGGATTTTGTGGTAGGTCCCGATATAGATAGCGTTAGCCATGCCTCCGATAAATTCAGGAGTACAGTCCGGGTATGCCCAATTTGCAGCGTCATCTGCGTGAGCGCCAAAGTACACTGCTTCAGCTTCTGGATCTGTCGCTGCAAGTGAAGTGATGCAGGAAAGGAGAGTTCCATTTCTAAACGGGACATAGGTGGGACTGACACCACCCGGGAGGTCGTCGTAGGAAACTTGAGGCATGACAAGGGAGTTATCAGTAATCCCACCTTTACCAATGATCCCAGAAATGTCCTTCGTGATAAAGGCGCAATCGAGCGCCGTTGCAACCATGTGCGCATGTTGGATTTCATTTGTGTGTCTCTGTCCGTAGTTGAAACTAACCCCGCACACTAGACCATCCCAGTCCTTAACGGCTTGTGCAAGGCATGTAGTTGAATCAATTCCCCCTGATAGTAACACGTATGCTTTAGGCATCCTCTTTCTCCTCGATGTATGCCCAAGCAGGGCATAGATTGATATATCTGTTTATGTTGAGGTTCGCAATCCTTGCCCCTTCTCGTAAGTCATCGACGGTATCCCATGCCTGATCGTCCCCAACCATGATGAATCTATCCACCACGGTATCCCAGAAGGCGAATCTGTAACCAGTTGACATCCCACGCAAGTCGATAAACCTAACGATCTTCCTTCTCCTTTTGCTTGCGTCTGAGCATGTCACGGTACAGACTAAGAATTGTGCCATCTCCTCGGTACTTGTTGGGGGTGGCTTTTTCTAGAGTCTCGACGACTACATCGGCGTAGACACGTTTTGTGCCCCCAACCTGAACAACTGGTATTGCATTCTTGCCCCTTTGGCGCTGGTAGATCCCACGTACCTCGCGGAGGCCTAACAGAACAGCCATAGACCGGAGTGGGATCCAGCCGTGCTCAACGAGCTTATCAAGTATCTGAAGGACACTTAATGAACTGCGCTGAGACACGACTAGATACCAAACCGCCTTTGATCAACTGAATCCGTCGCCTTCGTCAGCAGCGAAGAGCCCACGCACGTTGTTCTGCTTCTCGCCTTCGCGAAATTGGATCTTAACTTTCGCGATGACGTCTTTGCCGAGCATCGACGCGACGACCTCAGCATCATCCGCGCTGAATGGATTCTCGAGGAGCTCCGGCGCGATCTGGGCAAGATCCTTCTTCGTGAAAGGCATGCCCTTGCCAGCCATGACCATGTGGTTCCATAGTCGCCGCCCAGCGTACTCGCCTTCGCTAACTTCCAACACGAGGGTCCACATCGGCGTGCCTTTGCTCTGGCTGTAGCCGAACTCGTTTTCGATGATCTGACACGGGTACATTCCGGCGGGGATAGCTTCGAACTCCTGCGCTTCATCCACGCCACTCATGTCGACTACAAGGGATTCTCCCTTGTCAAAACTTACTGCTTCTTCTGGTGCCATGTTACTTACTCCTAGGCATGTTGTCGTATGTATTTAGTTGCCGTATCTGAATGGAAGCTTGACACTTACGGCAGTATCAAGCACATCTTAAATTCGTTCAGAGCCTCGTTCTCGTTCTCGTCCTCGTTATGAGGCGTCTGAAAGGTGATCAAGGGCAGGATTTTCACCTACACGTCTTAGTAATTCGTGATCAGTGGCTGGTAGATATAGCACCACTAATTCTCAGGGCTGTGGCACACCTTCCTAAGACTCCCACAGCATCAGCGTCTGGATTTCGCCACCTCGATCGTTATTTCATATCATTCCCTTCTCAAGTGCTAGCCATTCCGGGATCTCGATCTCAAGGGTATCACCCTCTTGGAATGGATGCTCTGTCTGGTCCTTAATTTGTGACCGCGGAATCCATACGTCGCTTTCGGCGCCATGGTCTACGAGGATCGCCAATCGATTCTCAGTATCGTCTACGATCGTAACCGTTACCCAGACGTTCTTACTCACCGTGATAACGCCTTTGCGTCGTCTTGTGGCCCACCAGTTCTGCCGTCTGAAGCAGATACCGACTTCTTTCGAACCTTCTCCAGTTGAAGTTCGTCGAACACCTGGGATTCGATAGGGATCCCATTCCTAAGCTCTTTGGGCTGTATGGTAACCCGTGCACAACCGTGTAACCACGTAGTGCGCGCAATAGCTACTCCTTCAAACCCAGTTATGGTATCTCGTACTTGTGTGCCCAGTCTGATGTTGTTCATGTATATGCCCAGTCAACTTTCCCGTTGCGGGTTAATCGAGTTCGTATGCATGAATTGAACCAATCAGGATCGATATCGTCTACGAAGTCATCCATTATTATGAGGTCAGCGCGCCTTCCATAGAGTGCACCATTGATACTTGTGCAGAACAGTTTCTTATGGCGCTTGAATAGGTTAAACACACGCCAAGCATTTACTTGTGTGCTGGTCACATATATTACGTCCTTGCCGCGTTCAAGCGCCGCCCAGATCCTTAATTGCCATGGTTGTAGTCCAATTGGTGTGGTAGCGCGTTCAACAACAGCCTCAGTGATCTCTGGTAGCCCTGCAAAGTACACAGCTACAGGTACAGCACCAACACTTATGAGGAACTCACGCCTTTTCATTTCAGTGACGCCCCACCTTTGTCGAGCAAGCCTACCTCTTTGAGGATCGTCCCAATCGTTGGGTTATCGAAGTATTCACCCTTGTAGGTCTGGTAACGATGCTTAGCATCATACCTTCCTGAGGGCGACGGCATTACGTAGAGACGCCGTGCTAGGTCGTCGCCTTTACGCGCTTGCTGGTAGTAGCCCACCATATCAAAGAAGCCCTGGACTTTCTTACTTAGCTTCCCTGTTAGGTCAGGCGAGAACTTCATTTTCTTTGTCTCGTCCTGTTGGTACTGCTCAGCTGCCGTAACGATAACGTGCATTGGCAGGTCCCTGAATGCCCGGACAACTCGAAGCATCATCGTATGGTTCTTCTTGTATTCAGTCCACTCGGAGCTTTGTGTCTCGGTATCCAAACGCGTGGCATCAGTGATGCTTAGGAGCTGATTAAAGCAGTAGGCTTCCACCTCGGTGAGGCTGTCAACAATGACAGTGTTGTAGCGTTTGGCCTTCTTGATCTTCGACGCCTCTACACCCCTATTGAACGCCTCTAGCTTGATGAGTTCTTTCTCATTGTCCTCGTCGCGCGCCTTGCAATGCTGCTTGAGGAACTCGTTGATATAGCCAAGTGCCTTGAAGTCCCGTATGGTAGTAGCATCGAGGCCTTTCATGTGGGATACACTGAGATCACCTGCTTCGGCGCTGATCAACAACACATCCCGCATCGATGGGACCATTAATGCAGATGCAGCAAGTGTCGTTTTACCCACACCGTAGTTGCCGTATATCAGGAGCTTCAGATACCGCTCCTTCTGCTCTACGGTCTCAATCCTAAACTGCGGGGGCCTGACCGCTTGCTTTGCTTCGGTCTTTACGTTGGGAGATGCTGTCGCCATTGGTCGAACTCCTCGTCTCGTTGTGCTGTTATGTCGTTCAGCTGGTGGGCCCAATCATCATTGCGGTCGATCATTAGGCATATGTCTTGTAGGTTGCAATCCCAGTTGCAGTCGCGCGTAGCATTGGTATATAGGGGGAGGTTGGGATTAATCATGTCCTCGACCTCCATTAGGATCTTCGTGCCTTCTGCTTGTTGTTGTAGTGGCGTACGCCGTGTCTTAGCTCGTTTGATGAAGTCATCGCGGTCTTCAGTTTCACGCGCGGCAAGGTCGTTGAGGCGTTCTAGGTGTTTGTGAGTAGCCTTCTGTACATTGCCATATACTTCGATTAGTGCCTCCCTATATAGGCGATGTGTGGTTCCCTGTTTCTCTGCAGTGCTAATCTTACCAGTACCTAGGACTCTGGGAGGGTTTGCTAGTTTCTTGAGGAACTCATGGAGGATCGCGCCAGCAATGGGCTTCTCGAAGATTGTAGCAGCACCCCATATGTACGCACTCATTTGCTGGTCGTATTCTAGTGCCCCTTGAGCGAAGCTCTTGTAGAACTTCCAATCCTGGATCCAGTACTCCCCCTCGATCTCCACCAGCCGATCAAGTGTGAGCTGGTATATGACTTTATCATAGCCACTATCTATAAGTAGTAGTCTGCTAATGTAGGGAGTGAGGTCGATCTGGCATTTGACCTCTACTTGTGGTTTTCCGTCGATCCAGACAGTTTTATATGTGTCACGCTCACTTGCCCAGATGAGGTAATACTCGAGTATCCCTTCGGCGAGGGTGGTTTGTTCTTCCCAGTCATCCGGAAGACCGAAGCCAACCTTTGACTTGAGAGCCCGGCACGCCGTAACATACGCCCGAAACGCTTCAACTGGATGTTGGTAGTGGTTGTAGCCATGGTAGTCCTCTAGTGCAAAGTGGCCGCCGGATCCGATCCAGAAGTAGCTGGGTGAGTCTTTAATCTTTAGGTTTTGTCGGAGCCCACTACCCCAGCCCCATTTGCGACGACACCGCTTGAAGAGCTGGCGATCGCTGGTCCTGATTATTGCCACCCTGTCGGGCATATCCTATATCCTACTAATACCATACAATATCTAATATAGTAATTATATAGGAACTACTATGTGGTCATCAAGAGGGGACTATCAATTTTTTTTGAGGTGCTTTCTTGGCTCAGGTAGTTCAATGGTCTTGGTGCGAGATATAGAGCCGTAAGCACCACTGCATTCATACCAACCACGCGCAAAGTCCCTATGGAGCTTCTCAAAGTCATCGTCCGAGGATGCCATCTTGCGGCCAGGTTTGCGACTTTTGCTGCCCACACCTCTAAGTCCCACCGCGATGGCCCTTTAACCACTCGATGAACTCCCTAGGACGTGTTTGGACTCTGCCGACGTTACGAAGATCTGCACTTAGGATAGTTAGGAAGTGTTCATCAATTGTGTTATTGTACCTTAAATAGTTCCAGGTTACGAATTCGTGATCGGAGATCGCTCGCTGGGTCCGCCCCTCGGCCTGTTGGTTCACATCCAAGCTGTAATCATACCCGAGGAAGTAGCTTGTAGCACAAGTCTCGAGATCAAAGGACTCAGCATACGCGATAGTACAGATCATGATACCGCGCATCTCCTTGAATGCGTTTATTTCCCACGTCTGCTGCTCGGGGGTGATTCCTCCACGCATCATGTATACGTTTCTACAGCCGCGGCGGATTAACTCATCCTGGACAAGTACACATGCTGGACGGAAAGGCACGAAGATTATACAGTGTGGTGTCACATCCAACTGGTCCACGATTGCCTCGAACCCCCCACCCATATCCAAGCTAGGGTCAATAATCTTGGGACAGCAAAGCAGTTGTCGGAGCTTCAGGGTCTTCGCAAGAGGGTTCTTGACTACGACTATGGTGTCCTCCAGGATTGCGATCATCTCCGCATTGAGATCGTTGTACACCCGCCCTTGTGTTTTGGTCATCTCGACATAGAGTGCCTGCCGTCTACCCTCAGGGACTTGTTCTGCAACTACTGCAGCGGGGACATATGCGTGGTGTTTATCGACAAGCTTCTTGAACTCCTCAACGTTCTTAGGTCCTAGAATCACCTGACCGAAGCCATCATCGTCTACGATACACCACGTCTTGATGAACTTCCAATAGCTTCCGAAGAGCTTCCCTGGTGCAACGATGGTAAATAGCGTCCACATCGAAGAGGGATTTTTCCTCAGTGAGGACCCCGAAGCTAGTACAACTACTTCTGTATGCCTAGTGAGGCTGCGGAATAGTTTGAAAGTCTTCCCAGGCTTACGGCGTAACATAAACTTGTGATATTCATCCGCGATAACGACAGCCCACTTCACCCGCTTGATCATTGCATAGTCACGCCAGAAGATGCTGTGGTTTATTATGTAGATGCCTGCATTGGATGTTTCAGCTCCAGCCCACTGTATACACCGCTGATGCTTTGAACCACTGACGTGAATGATCCAGTCCCCAAGTGTAGGATCCTCAGTCCAGAGAGGTAGTTGCCGTTTCCATGTACCTACTGCCGATCCTGTGAAGACCACCAAAATAGGGCCATAAGGGAACTTGTATTGATCCTCTGCGGGAGGATATATCCTCCCAAGTTCGACTAACGCATCGATGATGGGCCGTGTTTTACCACTACCCGGCTTTGCAAGCACACCCGTCCGTAGCAGCTTGACGATCTTCTCTCGGATGTAGCCTTGATAGCCAAACTCTTCAGGTAGGTTACTCACAAGCGTGCACTGTGCAGGGTTCGCTAAATATCCCTAGTTGCTGTCCATCAATAACTGCAGAGCCATGCGTATAGATTCCTCCTATCTGCCAAAACGTACGCCAACCACGCGGTAGAATCTTCGCTACCAGGTAGTGCGAAAGTGCAGCCGTTCCCATATACAACCACGTCCCCGTTGTACTCGGGTTCTGCCCCAGAGCATGTCTAGCGATGGGCCCAACCTCTACGATATTCGGGTGATCCTGAATCTTGGATGTCATCAGGCCATCAGCGATTACCGTCCCTACGTAGATAACCTCCAATATTGTGTCGCCTTTGGTCCAGGGATCTTGGCTTGCGCATCCTGTAAGAAGTAGGATGCTAATCAGCAGTATGAACTTGTTCATGGGGTTCCTCTATAGGTGTAGTAAACCATTCACCGCCAAAGTACCACATGCCTCTTTTTGGGAGGTGAATAGGTTCGATATTGCCTCGACGACTACGTCTCCACCAGTACCATCCTGGCCCAGAGGGTATTTCTCTCGTCCAAATCATGTTCAGCCCTCCGCGGTCTCGGCTTCCGCTTTCTTTATGGCGCGTGTGACCCTGATCCAAACTACTAAAAGCGGTAGCCCGGCAAGGACCCCATAACCGAGAACAAACCATAGCGAGACGCTCATTTGTCCATGTCCGAGACGGCCTCAAGCTCACTGATGCGTCGCAGGTGTTCTTTGATGATTGTTTGCGCATGTTCTAGCGCCACCTCAAGCTGCTCGATGCGTAGGTTGCACTTGTGGACAATTCTGCCTTCTGCGATGCCTTGTTCCTCAGCTTTTTGAGTCCGTTCCTGCGCCTGTTTCAGTGCAGCACGAACTTGATTCAATTCGAGGCGCAGAGATTCCGGTTCTTGGATGTATGGAAAGTCACTCATGTTCTATTACCCTTCCTGAGGTTACATAGCAGATGTGATAGCTGGATGTTGTCATATATATGACCACCACCCTTACTAAGGGGGTATATATGATCCATTGATGCTTGTTTCGGTTGTACCCACTTCTCACAGATGCCACATATCCCGAAATACTTCTTAAATACCTCTACGAGCTTGACGCTATGATCACACTCTACGCCTAGGTGTTGTGCACGATGAATCTGTCGCATGCTAACCTTAGACTTCTTGTCCCGCTTACGGACCGCCTCTAGTGCCCTGTTTACCTTACAGCACCCCTTGCAATATCGGTTTAGTCCATCATAGGTACTTTTGCTCTTGTAGAACTGTGCCCGCTTCTTATAGTTACCACAACCGACGCATTGCTTATCCGTCATGCCTTCTTCCTTGATCGTATTTGACGGATTGCTTCTTCTGGTAGCTCCACTGTGCCTTTGTGGAATAGAATAGCCTTAGCACACCACCACAAGCACTTATTCACATCCTTAATGTACGATACATTAGGTTTGCGCCCAGCGCGCATCATGTACTTCAATGCTTGTGCTAAGTGCGCGTCACTGTCGAAGCGTGCTTCCATCAAGTCAGCTACTTCGAACCTGTGCCCTTTGACTTCTAGGTCATAATGACTTGGATTTATGTCGCTCATCTTTGCTCCTGTCGGGGCTGGGTTAAATAAACCCAGACTCTTTAGTTATGCGGGCGCCTGGATAAACAGCCAGCAAATCTCCATTGTGCAAGACCCTGATCGAAAGCCAGACATATTCAAGGTCGGGAATATCAGCAATTTCCTCATCAATGGCTTCCCATTTGTCCTTTTCGGTATCGAATGCGTGGTGTAGATAAATCGACTTCTCAAGATTCCATCCCGCACAATGAATAAGGCTGGCGTCCAGAAAACATTCACCGACTATCGTCGGAATTTTTGGTGCGTTGCAAATGTCCTGTTCTATCCAGATAGGATCAGAGCCTAATTGTGACTTGAATGCGCCCACGTTCCCTTTTGGGGCTTTCGCGCACAGCACATAGCAATCATGCTCGGATGTTTTTATTGTCATCATTAGACTATTTTCCCTATCACCGCGTGTCATCCTACTGTACTTCCTTGACGGTCCTTGTGTTTGATTGGCCCGAACAATAAGTAGTAACACCCATGACGAATTGCATCGTTGGCATGCTTCTGGCTGGCTTGATAGAACCCCCAATCCTTTAGCTTCTTGTTGGTACAGAAGCCTTTAGCAATGTGGGCTGGTTGTTTAGTGATTTCGTAGATCCCCTGCTGGATGCATAGGGTCTCGATGCAGCCAATGACTCGTGTTGTCATCATCTGACTGCCTACATGGTGCTTAGCACGCCACTTGTACACGCGATAGTCCTCTATGACTACTCTGCCTGGCTCATATAGCTCGAATAGTTTGCTTAGTGTTCCGACGGCTGTCTCTATGTCATCGGTATCTACCTCTCCGCAGAACTTAAGCTCCATTTCCTCGAAGAATGCCCATCCTGTGGTGTGGCCAGGATCGAAGGCTAGGAGGGCTAGAGGATCCTCGTGCCCTATTCCGCTTGATAGTTCTTTGAAATCCACACCTGTTTCCTGTAGGTAGAAAGAAGGGTCTCCGCATCGGACAACCCGGAGACCCTCCTACTCAACGACTCGACTGTTGAGCCTTACTTGGTTTCCGCGCCTTTGTCATCGCCTGCTTTCGCAGATGCGGCGAGTTTTTCCTTCGCCGTGACACGCGGATCCTTGTCCGTCTTGGTGGCGGAGAATACGATCTGGTACATGATCTCGCCGAATTCAGGCCCTGCCTTCTTCAGCATGTCGTTGATCGCGTTCTTGATGTCCACACGGGACTTCTGTGCTTCGCCGTGAAGGCCCGTCTTGGCGTTGTAATACCCGTTGCGGATGTAGTCGATACGTCGCTCACCGTTCGGAAGTACTACCGCGCGCCCTTGGCCCTTGACTTCTTCCTTGCCTTTGTCTTTGTCGGTTTGTGCGTTCTTGCCTGCCATTGTCTTTCTCCTGTCCATCAGGTTTATGTAACATGTTACACGTCATTTATCTTAGCGTGTATATTTATTATATAATACTCATAAGGTGAAATCAACGACCAATTTCAAACGTCATCCACCTTCACGCCGTAGCATCCCGTATGGAGGCTTATGAACAACTGATCGTCGAGGGGTATCCACATATTCCTTTCTGTGAAGGCCAACCAGTCGTCGAAGATGATCATGCTCCCATCCAGTAGTCGCACACGTGTTCCACGTCGGGGGATTGAGATTAGCTTTTTGTCCGGGGAACCAGAACTCGCCCGCTATAAACACACCACCTAGTGCAGCAGCACGTAGTATCTCGCGTCTGCTAAATTGTCTGGTCATATTGTTACCTCTATGCGTAGGCTGTAGGCGGTTAGATCACGTTTATCGCCTACAGTCCGACAATCTATGCAACTCAAGTCCAGCGTCGTGACGCGTAGCCCTGTTTCATTAGTGAACTCCGTAAGACGCTTGCATATCTCCTGCTCGATATTATACCGATGCATCCGCGCTTCTTCAATTGCCGTCATCTTGTCAGTCACGATCGTGCTCCCAAATTGATCGCAGCCCAATTGTTTTGTTAACTCCAACGAACTGGACCAGCTTTAGATGTTCAACGGTGTCGATACCCTTGCTTGCGGCTATTTGATCAAAGCACGAAAGACATATAACACCCAACCTCTGTTCTCGCGAAACGACAAGGTCCCATGCTTCATCACTGACTGTGTAGTCAAACGATACTTTGTTTCCGCAAACTGCACAGGGCAGAATGAGTCCATCTGAAACACCTTCAGGCCAATTGGTCACTTCTGATGGTTCTTCGGCGGCGATCATGTTAGTTAATCCTGTACATTGCTTTGTTGTTCTTTGTCCCATCTTGATGCATGAATAGGTTCTTCTCTAGAGTACCTTTGTGGCCTCGTACGTACTTACCCAACGACCACGAGTTAGTTAGCTTCCGATTCTTGCAGTATGTTTCGTCCTGCTCGGCCCAATCAACGATTTCGCTTATTGCAAACCTTTTCGCTGTGTATTCCTCGCCGTGTTTTGATCTGAATGCCTCGATGAAGTCAGCAATCCCCGCCATTACCCAGTCTGTCTCAGAGAGCTTCAGGGCCATCTGACGTGCAAGGGCTTCGGGAATCCAATCGAACGGCAGATCGAGGACTTTAGCCATCATAATAAGTGCCTGCTCGTAATTAGCTAGACGATGCCCAGCACGGAAGTTATTGTCCCATTCTTTGTCGTGTAGGGCCCGCCTTAGGAACCGGTGGATGACAATGAGCTGATGTGCTATCCAGCCCTCACGCCCAGGCCCCCTAGCAATCTGTTTCTCTACCCACATAGCATCATGCCCAGACTGTATAACCTGAAGCTCAAAAATAGCCGAACGTTGAATTAGATCCGGAGTGATGAAGGGCTGCTCAAGTGCAGTCAAGGCAAACGTCGAGTTTACTGGCAGACGCAGTATATCAGAGGTCGTGTACAGTTTGCGCAACTCAATGTGGGGGCTGGGTTCGGTAACCAAGCGGCACATTTCATCGCTGAGGCGTTGTTGATAATCCTTATTGGCAGCGGTGAAGTGTATATTGTCAAGGACGTAGAGTCCTCCTGAGGATGTGATACCAGCGTACCAATCCTTTATGTCATTGGTCATGTTTGTAAGGCGGGGATACCCGGTAATGACGCTTTGCCGTAGGGCGTATAAGGAGGACTTCCCACAACCGGGCTCCCCTATAATGAGTTCGATAGGCAGCTGAGTCCCGCGCCACCTAAGGAACCACGGACTTAAGTAGTATAACAGTGTAGCTAGCAACCTCCCTTCTGTTAGGAGTTGCTCTTGAGGTATGCCTTCAGTAGGTACAGCACTAGGTAGGAAGTTAAAGCTCTTCAGTACTTCGTGCCACAATACAGCAGAGTCGTCAAGCTTCATCTCCAAGCTAGCTACGATATTCACGTGGCTTATAGGTTCCACATGTCCCTGCTCGAACAACACGCCGTGCATCCCGTTCTCGCAGATGATGTACGGCTTCGAGGGATCCGGTGTCATGATAATAAAGTGTGAGTCCGATAGCTGGTATGCTATACATCCTGGCATGTTTGCGGGTTGCGCAAGCACACGATGTGTCACAGCTTCCTTGATCCCGGGCTCGCCATGAAACTGTGCAGCCAACCACCCCACTATACGCTGATCTATCGCAGCGAGGTTGAACTCCTGATACAGGTACGACCCAAATGCTGTATCGTGTAGCATTATACGTGGATTACCTAGTGCTACATCCATAAGCATATGGGTCTTGTCATTAAAGAAGAACATGTCGTGGGTATTAGTATTGCGGAGACGCCTCCCACGGGTTTCGAGCTCCATCAGTATTGAGAGGGATACGTCCTGAGTCTCCTTCCGTGAGAGGCGCGCTTTCTGTAGGCGTCCAGCGATGAACGCCTTAGGATTCGGGTGACGAGGAAACGCAATACGCTTCCTACGGCAAGTGCGGAGGATCCCAGCAAAGCTTTTGACTCCTTGTGTTACTAGGTAGTCATCCAGCCCCATCTTGGGGTCCTTTGCAGTAGTAGGCAGAATCAATTGGCGGATGTTAATAATTGGTAGTCCGCGATATCGGAGCTCATAGCCCAGTTGTGCGGCAGCTCGCTGTACTTGACTCTTCACACCGCCCTTGTTGCTATCAAAGATGATAATGGCCTCCATGCTATTGGCTACCATGTGGTCCAAGAGATCGTGGAGTCCTACTGCTACAATGCCGGAGTCTTGCAGAACCGTGGCGTTGGAATCCCCTGATGGGATTATAGCTTTCATGACACTCCCTGCACCCACCTTGACAGCCTTAAGCTTTGTGTCTTTAGGAAACGTAATCTGCTTGTTACGCCAACAGTCTATTCCTGATAGCGCAACACAGGGGAAGCCACATTTAACCGCGCATACAGCCTTCTTCTCGCCTTCGGTAATGATTATGTAGTCAGCCTGAGAGCTCTTAAGTACTTTCCTAAGATCGGGAGGGAAGTAAATATGGTTAGGGTACCCTGCTAGTGCACGGTATTTGGGGCCTCCAAGGGGATCAAGGATCTTAACTCGATAGTATGGAGCTATCTCGCCTTGGAAGTCGAAATAGGGAATTACGTAGCCATCAGGAATGTAGGAGCTACCACCGGCAGAAGTAGCTGCTACTTCTGCCCCCGTGAGGATTCGTGCCGCTATATCGCGTGGCCCGATCCCAGATTTTTGAAGGTCCTCTATTGCACCCTGACTCAGGCCAATGCGAGCATCAGCTGTCAAGGTGGTCTAACTCCGTTTTGGGGAGATGTAGGAACGTATACGTGTTATAGCGTTCCTGATGTGTCCGCATGGACCGCTGTGATTCCTTTACTAGCCCCGCGGCAATGAGGTCTTCAAGTACCGGCCGCCATTGAACTGGTTTCATATATGGGCCGAGACCACCCTGCAACATGGTAGGTGAAATGATTGGATAGAGGCTCAGTATATGCAGGACCTTATCCCTTATGATACTGGGGTCTATGACCTCCTGTTTTTTTGTTTGCGTATTCATCGTCCTCATTGGTTACCTGTTCTGCTTACATCTATGTTAACTCTATTATAACTTAGAATCGATGGGCCAATCAACTGTTGATTTCGCTGAGCATTTCCTTCACTAGGTCTGCGTTTGCATCGGATGTTGCGAAAGGATCTGCGAGTCCTTCCGCCTCAGCAATCTCCTTACAGCGTGTAATGGCCAACTCAGCAAACGATAGAGTGGCCGCTTTAATCGCTTCCTGTGCACAACTAGTTCCTTCATGATCCTCCACGTGCCACATGGCAATTCTTGCAAGGCATAGACTTGCGAAGGGCACCATACTCGAGACGAGACGTTCCTGCATTTGCGGGCTAGAGGATTGGAACTTGTCTATTAGGGCTGCTAACTTGTATCTGAACAAGTCTATTTGGTGCTCCTCTTTTAACGTCGTCCCTATTATCTCGGTAATTTCCTCAATTATGCTCATACTGACAGTCCTCTCTTTGCTGCTTCCTGTATCATGCGTGGATACACCTTGTAGTTGTCATACGCGTAGTCTTGCGGACGCATATCCATTAAATTGTCTATTTCCTGCTCGATCATGTCCTCTGCCATATTACCGCTGAACATTGTAGAGCATCGAAATGCCGCATCTAGATCCCGTCCTATTTCAGCGTCCGCCCATCTATCTAGCATCCGGATCGTATTGTATAGGTGCCTATCGTCCATGTTCACGATCTTGATGACTTCGCCTTCGGCGGTCATCCACCTAGTCTTCCACGTAGGCCGTTTACGTCTCTTCGCCATGTTACCAATCGAACGCGTTGGGATCTGGATGTATTACTTTCACGTCCAGTGTACCATCTTTGGGATTGAAACTCCCCTCGATGAATATCTTGACCACACCGGGCGGAAATAGATCGCGTATTTCTTTGGTAATGGGGATCTCACCCATACGGTTGCGGTCTCTATTGTACACAAGTGCCATAGGTATGGGAGCATTTGTCTCCAGCGGGAGTTGTATTTTGTATTTCTCAGGCATCACTCATCCTCTCTGAACCCCTTGAACACAGGGAAGCGTGGTTTGTCTTGCATCCCGTACTCTTGGTACTTAAATGTCACCTTACGTCCAACGTCAGGCGGCTCGGAATCCTTGTTACGATAACGCTCACTCATGTCCATGTTGCGATTCCAGATTTCCTGTCTTAAGGCGTCATCGAAACCTGTTCCCACTCTGAGCTCTCCCCACGCTGTATCCAGAATGAGGGCTCCCAACGTTCCCATCGGAACCATGTTTTCTTTATGGGAGGATCGCTTGGCATGCCCAAAATTATCCTTGATATCCTCGTTCGCGTTGTGCATCCGTTCCTCAAAACCCACCACAGTGCCTTCAGCATCAGCCCACGCCTTATATTTGAGAAGCCATCCCTGCTTCAGTGTTGATCGGCCGCTCTTGTATGGTCCATCGAAAGAGCGGATCATTGTACCTTCGAATCCCTGACTTATGTGAGTCTGGGCCACTCTAAGGAACTCATCAACATTAGCAACCCATTTATGGTTCACTATACGAATACTTGGGTGGTTCATAGACTCTACTATGAAAGTTGCGTCCGTATACCGTTCTAGGAACTTCTCGTCTGGTTGTCGGAAGCAGTCAAACACTAGATACATGAATAGGGGCCGGCCGCCGTGCGACATAACGGCTGATTGGGTTTCGTTGAATGTGCGTATGTCCCCGTCTTCATGTACTGCAACAAGCTCACCATCTAACCGACAGTTACCCGCCACACGTTTTAGTGTCTCGTATATGTGCGTGTTGGGTACTTGAATGAATGAGGTCGTAGCTGGCCCTATCTCTGGATGCATAAGGGATCGGATCCCATCGATCTTCGGACTCACTAGTAATGGCCACTCAAGCCCTTCTAGGTGCTCATATTTGACCTTCTCGGCCTTCATGGGTCTAGTGATCATCGCAGTGCGCTCATAAGGGCCTCTAGCTGATGATCCCTCGCAGTGACTGTGGCTGTAATAATCGTACGTGGCTTCACAGTGAGGGGAACTGTGAATTTGAACATATTCGTTCTGCCTACGTACATGTTAGTAATCATCCCTGATACACCTGGAGGAATTAGCGGAAAGCTAATTCTAGCTTCACCACCACATATGTCTACCGATTCACGCCCTCGTGGTATGGAGCATATTACACGTCCAGTGTCCCAAGCAACGAGACTAATCGCGTCGCGCTTCAGGATGAGATGTCGCTTAGGGATCGAGACCAACTTAGCTCCGGGCCAGTACAATCCTTCGGCAGTTATTACGGCACCTGCCCCAAGCATAGCTATAAGCTCACGTCTGGTGATCATTTCGTTGGACTCTGTATTTGTTCGGACCACCACTCACCCTTCCACCTCGCTGTGTGTACCCAACAGTCTTGGCCAAGCCGTGCACGCATTCCGCCTTCTAACTTCGTCACATAGATTGGTGTTGGTTCAAAAAACTCCATAACACGAAACCAATACCACCCGGTATCAGTCGGCTGTTTTTTTGTCCATTTATTCATTATTCGCTACCTCAGTTATCCCCGGCACCTCTACGGCTCCTCCTGGGAAGTATTCGAATTCTACAGTCTCCTCGTCATACGATGTAAACCACTTGTTGCCAATGGTATCGAAGACTCGTTGTCTAGCTTCACCCTCAGATGGAGCCTCGATTCTCAGTAGCACATCCTTATCTAGCACCACGTCATTTATTACGTGCCTGTGTACTTGCCCAAATGATATATAGAATGTGCTCATCGTTCTGCCCTTGGTATGTATACACGCCTGCAGGTGCAGCATCGGTATGTAGGTTTCTTCCCTTTGCGGTATCTCGGCAGTATCTGCCCAGCCTTACAGTGTATGCACTTCATTGTCGACACCAGGCGTCGTGGATGGACTGGATCGCGGGCTTGAACAGCTCGCCTTGGTGAGGGTTCCGCCCAAGATACTTCGCGAGGTCCACTAGCAGGTAGTGTAGGTACAGGTTCTGCTGCCTACAGGCCATCTTGCTGGAGGCTGTGCGCTCTATATCGTCCTCTATTATGGACACGATGTACTGATTAACGTGGTGGGGCGTGCCATAGTCTGGTTGTTCTGTTACGAGTCGGCGATCTTGCTCGCCAAGACGCGCAGGATACGTACGCACAGACTCCTGAGCCAGTGCTGCCCCGATAACTGTAAATAGCACCCCTACAGCCACTATCGTGAGTACGAAGCCTAATGTAAAAGCCATGGCAACCTCTGCAGCCGTTGGTAAGGCTGCAACATATTTTCTGAATCTTGCCCACATGATTATCGCCTCTAATATTTCCTAAGGATTCCGAGCCCTAAGGCCTTGTCGTTGTCTATCTGGATCTTGTGCGATGCACGTTTAGCTCGGCTGATACTACTAAACTGTTCAACCACGCCTGTTGTGAGATTCGTTATCATGGCGTTTCTGCGCATGTATTCGGGTCTCAACGGTTTCTTTTCTTCAGTCATGTTACCTTCTCCAGCTCTTTAGGTTGATAAATATCCTCTAGCGCCTTCCACTTGGTTACCTGATTGACGTTATCTTCATCGTCATCAGGTAGCGGCCTCAATTGGTAGTGATGAATAGACCAACAGCCATCCTGTTTGTAAGAAAGTATCCCTGGGCACTTGATGATATAGTCTCCGTTATCCCATTCCGGACTGACTTTAACTATCTCCACTATGAGCCCATTACGAGTTGTAGTGGATAAATTGCATGTGATAGCTAAGTCACCTGGCTGCCAATTCATGTTACTACTCCGGGGTGACTACTGAGAGACGTAGTTCAGTGTACTCGATGTCCGGTTTCATACGCTCTTCGCACCAATCTTCGCCCATCTCCTCGAGGATCTTGTCTCCATCGAGTCCGCCAGAGCGTAATCGATCATTGAGTGTCACAATGAAACGTGCTCCAATGTATTCCATTTCGCCCTCAGGCATTCGGGCCTTGACAGCTTCCTTCATGTAGCCGCCAACCTTCTTGCCCATAGCTTCCATAACCTTGAGGTCAGCTAGGAGCTCTGTCATCTCGTCCAGAGACATATCGGACAGATTGATCTTATCTTTCCAGTCCGTGGGTGTTAGTTCTTTAGTAATTGGTGATATGTACCTTTTCATGTTACCATCCTACCTGTTTGCTAAGTGTGGGGTTCCATCCGCCAAATGATTCAAATCGTTCCAGCAGACGCGCCTGAATTTTAACCTGCTCCCGTAGGACTTCGTCGAAGTTCGACTTATCGATGGCCTCGGTGCCAGGCGACTCGAGAAATCGATACCACCGAGCAAGCTGTATTTGATTTGCTTGTTCGACCTGCTCCATTGTTGGATAGGCCATCATAAATCTCCTCTAGGTCGCCGTGACGACATCCTTAATGCCAATAGTTGTGCTACCGCAGCTTGTAAGCTTCCTGGGGTAGATAGGGGTAGGACCATATTGGGGACGCTACTGTAAGAGTACAAGGTATATTTGCGCCGCGCCATGTCTCGTTGTCGTGCCTTACGTGACTTCCAGTTACCCCGTTTCATCTGCTGTACCCCAGGCTACGTAGTCCTTGTGTTAGTCCTGCTTGTACGACGGATGCGTTATGTTCACATACGCTACGTTTGCTGAAACCTTTCCACGATTTGCCGCAGATCCGTCCCATCACGTCTCTCGCGTACCAAAACCACTTGCCTTTCTCTTCTACTATGTCGAATCTATGCATCATCGTCGCTCCTTAAGAATATGACCTCTGCGGTCCGCCCAGTGCCCTCGATCGTGTACAAAGCACCTTCAGGCTCCCCACGTTTTCGGAAGTCGAATGCTAGGACAACATGTTTGTGCTTAGTCTTATCATACGTCTGCCTTCTGAAGCCTGGGCAATCACACCACAGGGTGCCTACACCTGAGTCGTTAATAGGATTGATCGTGACGTGGTAGCATTCCATCTCGACACAGGCTACAATCTTGTCAATCCGGTACACGTTTGACCTGGGTCCGAATTCCTTACAAATCCGATATGTAATGTATTCCCGTTTCTCGTCATCGTTCATCTGTAGAAACCCTCGACCACCTTTCTGGGTGGATCACCTGCGAGGAAGCATTCCTCGTTTCGCCACAAGTTGACGACAATTGTTACTCGGAGGAGTACGTCTAAACCATTATCCCAATCGGCGTAGCTGCAATCGGGATTTGCTGCCAGTGCAATAGCCGTCGCCTCGTCTTCAGTCATAGCCGTTTTACCCAGAGGATCTGCGATGGCGGGATGAACCACACAGTATTAGCAGCAACATCGCCCAACTCGAGGTCCTTATTGAGAAACATACCCTCTTGGGCAAGTATAACACCACTATAACTGTCTGGTACATCTACAACACGTGGCGCCACGATTACTGTACTAGTATTGGGGTACCTGAAGCATATCTGTTCTTTAATCATGGTAGCCCCAATGTGACTGGGACAACTTCCATATCATCCTCATTACGCCCTGAGATAGACTCTGTGTTCCAGACTTCGTCGTACTCACCATCCCAGTCTGTACCTCGATGTACACTTGTAATACCTTTCAACCACCAGGTTAATGCCACTTGTGCATCGTGTGCCGATATAAAGAGGCGTGGAGGCAACTGCTTAGATGGTTCAACATGTGTCTTTCCGCGTCCTGGAGTGTCTGGAAGGTACTCATCGGTACTTATTTTCCTGTTTGCGTAATAGGTTCTGTTCATTTAACCCCCCACCGTCACAGGACAATCACCATCAGCGAGGCACCTATTCTCAGCGTTCTCGGCATCGGCACCACATCTTGGGCATTTAACGCGGCCGTTGTCGAATAGCGTCTCAACGACTAGGTGTGCCGATCTACGTGCATCATCCCACACTCCTTCCTTGTGGGCATGTTCACCTTCTGACGCACCAGGCACCAGTACATGAACGACCCTGTCAAGCATAGTGTCTGTATCCTGCTTGTCATTGATGATCTGGATTATCAACGCTCTGTCATAGCTCATGGTTCGTCCTTACGCATTACCATTTCGTAGCCTCGGTCTTCGTCGATAGCCGCTCTGACCTCTGGACTCATCTTGCGTTCTAAGCCCTTGGGGACAAAGCCACTATCGTGCATCTTGTATTGAGGGGGCCGGCCTTTGAGCACGTTACATATTTCTTCGGCCCACATCTCTGTCATCATCTGATTCTCTGCCGTTACGAACCTTCCATCGACAGTGAGGCTGGTTGTTTGCAGGATCGCGCCATAGTATTGTAGTCTGTGGCGTGAGCGGATAAGAGGGTAATAGCTGACCTTGATTCCCTTGACAATAGGCCCTAATGTAGGGACTGAGCAGCAAATAGCTGCTATGACCTTGTCTGCACCTTTGAATGCCCCCAGTAGCCCGGCTACATGAGCATCATCCCAATAAGCTTCCGTGTCTGCCATATTACCTGATACGATGCATATAGCATCAAAGTTTCTGGCTACGTTATGGTCGTCTAAGGTGTAGACTGTGCGTTCGGTCGTATTTGGCCGTAGAGTTAGTTCGTCGCGTATGAGTAGCTCCTGCGACACTACTTCGAAGGAATGCCCGCGATGGACTACAACATCCAGGAGAGTCCACAACTCGTGACCGTTGTAGCGCTTGGCGCATATGACAAGGAGTTTGCTCACTTCGTAGTCTTACCCTTCTCTTGCTTGCCGCGACGCCGTACCTCTGCAGCACTGACGGGGACGGGTTCCAGATCGCGCTCGAGTCCAGCAGCTCCCTCTGTAGTCTGCAACGCCTCTTCCCAGTTCTTGATAGGCTTGCATTCGTTGTCGAGGTCAAGACGCATCAGGTGGATCTCTCCATTAGCAGAGAACACCTTGATGGGCATCTTGTGACTCTTGGCATATGCATCAAGAACAGAACGCAGGTACGTAGGGTTCTTATCCAACCCTGTGAGGTCAAGCTTACTGACCTTAGTGTTGCGTTCCAGGAATGCCTTAAGAATCGGGTACGATACCCGCCCGCGACGACCAATACGCGATGTATCGATGTCTTTAGGGTCAATGTCGACGAACTTTACCATAACAGTCTCCTCTCATCACTTTTCTATTATCTCTATTATATAGGATCACATATGGGCATTTCAAGATGCATTTTGGGGTAAATTTTTGACCTGTGCGCGATCTGTAGCATTGGGGGGCTGGCCATTGTGACTAGCAGCTTCATAACGAGGCCTGAGGTTCTGAACGGCAAAAAGAAGGCCAAGAGAGGGAGGATTCTCTTGACCTAAGCTGACGCATTATGTGGGCCTTTATCGTTATGTACTACGGGCCTGCGCTTGATCGCTTACCAGTGCTTCACGTGCGTCCACTCCGCAATAGCAAGGTATGTCGCCCAACGTTTCCCCTTAGTCATTATGTCCCGAAACTCAATCATCGGGTACATACCATCCTTAGGTAGGTTACCGTAACGATATTCGCGATAGGACCACACGATCCGAGTGATCTTACCTATGCCTAGGCTGTATTTGAGTGATACGCGATCACCTATGCGAAGCTGTCTTACTTCACGTTTCTCCATTACCGCTTCCTCCAGGTTATTCAAGCAGTTCCTTTCGTACCCTGTCAAAGTGGTCACTCAGGATCTGTCGAAATGATTGTTCGATGTCCTGACGATACTCTAACAAGTCTTCATACGCCTTTGGGTAGGTCTCTCGCCAGGAAGAGTTCGCTAGATCCGTATCTAGCAGTCGCCCTGCTAGTTTGTTCGAGATTCTGTTCATTGCCGTTTCCTCCAGAGCGGGGCCAATTGAAAGTAGCCCCAGTATAGGACCCCTACGATTAGTACAATGTCATCGCCGCTAACGTTCATGTCGGAGTTATGCGCTTGAAGGAGCCATTTGGCCCTCGCGGCCCGGAGATGGTCACATGGCCCAGGCTCTTGTGAGCCTCGGCGTCTTCCCACCATGCTTGCGGTATCTCTGCACCATCACATTCAATGCAGTGGTCCAACAACCATTGTCGATCCTCAGTCATTGGTGTCTTTGTATATATGACTTTGTCATCGTCGTCGGTGCATTTGGCGAAATGGGTATAGCGTTGTCGAGCGTATGCACGAGCTTTGTCGTCATTGTCCGCTGAGAATGACTCTATGACTATACCCTTATGCCAGATGTGGTAGTTCATTGGTGTCTCCTCCACTCGCGCGTATTGAACGTGATAAGGCCCTCGTTCTTGAACTCTCCGCGTTTAGCTAGTGCTAGGTCTGCCCACAGCATGTAGTAGTGGTACATCTTATAGAACATCGCAGGTTCGCGTTCACGAAGTCGACGTTGTGGTATACTCAGTACCTTAGGTGCCTCTGTGGGTACAGTAAAGTGCTTATCGCGCAACTTGTCCCTCTTAGGCATCGTGTGCAGACGGTTGAGACACATCCAGTTGACGAGCCCTAGTGGGACCCCTTGAGCGTTCGTACCGTTCTGATTCAGTTTATGAAGTTTGTACGTCATTTCTTGTGACTCCTTCTCGTCCGCTTCTGGAGAAGTTCCTCGAACCTCTCCTGAGCAGCAATAACCTTCGGATGCGGTTCCTTACGTGCTTGTCTTGCGATCCGCTCTTCGTTGGTCTCTACAGGTGAGGGGTGTAGCATGATCAGCTCCCTCACGTTGATCCCCCGTAGATCATTCCTGTGCGTGACTCTGTACGTGTGTTTTGCGTTCATGTTCTCCTCCACTTGGTTGACATAAAATAGTCCACCACTCTGTGATCCTGTTTAGACGCAGTGCATTCCGTGAGGATCCTAATGGACTATGTTGTGTCATCTCACAACGGGATAGTCTCTCCGTCGTGTGAGATCGAAAGGACCTCGACTGGTGGGTGGGAACGCCGCACAAGTACATGTGCTTTGTAGATGACCATTGCATCATGGCAACTCGGTAGTGATACATAGCTCCGGGCCGCCGTTAGCGCCTGCTCTTCTGTTTCGTAGAAGGTGTCGTTGCCCGCGCTACGGGCCATGCCCCGAGCCGTATTAAGGCCGTGGATCTTGTACATCAGTCTCAGTCGCCGCATGGTAGTATCTCCCCGTCGTCGCCAATCGTGCACACGTCGATTGGCTGTGTCGCCCACTGAACGAGTGTTGTCGCTTGGTAGACGACAAATCCAGTGCGCGTTGTGTCAAGGCCCAGAGAGCGTCTGGCATGTGCTATGGCACGCTCCTCTGTACCAAATAGCTCGACGTCGCGGACCACGCCGTGCCCACTCGCCTTTGATAATGGTACGACCGCAAAGGTACGTTTGATTTGCATGTTCTTCTCCGTTACTGGTTAAAAGAAGGAACCCACCCGCCTCACCCGAGTCCGAATGGGTTCCAACCGTTGGCTCAGCTTGACGCTTTGCCGACTGGGGTTATCAACACGTTACGGACGTGCTGATACAAGAGCTTGTTGCCCTTGGCGTTCGGGATCGCTTTCGTGATGTCCGAACGGCTGTAGCCTTCCGCGTCCAGATATCGGATCCTGGCGCTGACCGTATCCAGCTTCGCGACTGCCGCTTGCTGTGCCTTTGACAACTCGACAGTCTTGTCGGTTGACTCTTTCGTGCTCTGCGTTGCCGCAGGGTCTTGCTTCTGCGCTGTTGCTTGCTTGCCCATGATTGTGCCTCCTTATAGGCCCATGGATTATGCTGCTTCTAGCCCTCGTCGGGGTCGTCCACAGCGACTGTGACTTCGATACTGCCAGGATACGGCTCTGTGAGCCCATCCTTTCGAAGGTACAAGGTGGTAATTGCTTGACCACCGTTGTTCGGTTTGACATTGTCGTATACGACAGCGCCTTTCGTCTGGCGTGTCATCGTCATTAGTGCTTTGCTGATCGTTTTCATGCTTTGTCCTCTTCGTTTAGTACTCCAATTCGTTTAGTCCAAGATCAATGTCCATCTCCTTAAGCCACTGCTCGATTACTAATCTGTACGTTTCGGCAATGTCTTGTATATCTGAATTATCCACGCTTAGGTCGTCAGATAGATTGAGAAATCTGTCCGCGAGCAATTGAAATACGCCATTTGACCATACGTCGGTGTCAGAATCGACACTAGGCAGAATACAATGCACTGCTCCATCTATGTCGCCATATCCAAATGCTGTATAGCAGTTGCCTAGTGCGAAGATTTCCTTATCCGATAGTCTCATGCTTTGTCCTCTTGTAGATATCTATTCAGTATGATATATTATAGCGAACCATCTAGTGTCATAGCAAGTGTCATTTCGTAGTCACTTTAGGGTCCGTTTTTGAATCGTAGGTGAGCATTAGGATCGGATAATGTTACCCAGGACTTGATCGTGGGGTATACTGTTTGACCACATTCTGGACAGTGTGTAGGGAATCTTGGGTTGACCCAACAGAGCATGTGACCACAACACTCCATATGAAATATTCTGAAGGGCACTCGTTCGTTTATGAATTTTGACACTTGCGCGATCCTTAGTGTTCTAGGGCCGTCCGAAGCGCCAGATCATCACACCAGATCTCTAGCGCCTCTTCGGCCCGAGCGTATGCACAGATCTGTCCATCGTAATCATAGATAGGCATGTACATACGTCCACAGTGGTCCCAAACAGACATTCGGTACATCTGTACCATACGTTCCATTAAGTTGTCTGGAATGTTCATGTTTGCACGCTCACTACTTAGGAGCAGAGTACCACCCACT